CCTTGTCTCAATGTTGATCTTAAAGACTTCAGCCATTTCATCATCCAAATCCATGATGATTTTCTGCTGGGCAATTCTTTCTGCCTCTTGCTTTATGAGTTTATCACCAAGAGAAATTCTGGTTTCAACTGCCTTTTCAAAAGCTTTGGCCGCTTTGTCTGCATCATCATTAAAGAAGAACGCGGCTATGGAGTTCATTGCTCCCTGGCCTCCGATTGCCGCCTTGCTTTCATTGATGGCATTAGTAAGGGATTGCATCTTTTGCGTGGTTCCCTGGATGCTGTCTCCAGCCTTTGCCCCAACAGCTTTGTTTAGTGTCTCTGCAAGTTTATCTGATTCCTCTTGGGCATCCACCAGCCCTCTAGTCATTTTATCAATTGCAAGATAGGCGGCCACCCCAAAGCCACCAAAACCAGCCGCACCAGCCAAGCCCTTAACTACCTTGCCCAAAGACAATCCCCTTGCTCCAGCCTGTAGTATGCTTTTGGCAAGACCATCCATGCTTACACTTGCCCTCTGGGATTCAGCCCGAAGACTTGCCAGGTATGCTCTCAGACTATCTACATTTTTGGCAGACTTCTGTGTATGGACAAGAAGCTCTCCTTCTGCAATCTTCTTCATGACATTAGGCTTTTGTCAGCCCTCTCCTGTATTTTTCTGAATATATAGACCATCATGTCCTGCGTCTCTTCATCCACTGCCTTTTGCAGTGCTGTATTTAGCCTGGATTCAATAGACACCGGCCCCCTTGCAAATGTCCTGGGGTTGGCCGTAGAGTAAAAGTAAGCTCTCATAGTTTCACCAGGAGTTGCCCTTACCCCGCCACCAAAGCTTGCTGTTCCCTTTTTTCCCTTTAATTTTGCAGAGTCTTTGGCTCCACCTGCTTGCTTAAAAACTCTCAATGCTGGCAACCATCCAGACTTCAAATACCCAACTGCACTGCCCAGGGCTTTGAATGTTTTCCTTATGTATGCCTTCATTGATGCCCCACCCAATCCACCACCAGGAGGGTTCCCTGTTGGCCTTCTGCCCATCCTTATATTCCTTCTATAGTTGGCTATTCTATACCCATCCATGGTTCCATGGACAACTTTCTGCCTTGGCCTTGAAATCCTGGTTATGCCTGTTTTCTTGTTTGTTGTTGCCCTCATTACCGTTGCACTCTTGGAGAATAACGATCTTAGAGCCCCCAGGCTGGCCTTTTCTGTATTTGCAATGGCCTTCATGAGGATGTTGGCAGAACGCCTATTAAGCTCATTGGTTATATCTTTTCTGGCCAGGGGAACATACTGCTCCAGCCTTCTTTCAAATTGCCTGGTATCTAGTTTGAAGCTCATAAGCCTAATTGTTTTTCAATGTCTTTAATGTTGGCAGTATCTAAATAACCCCTCCTTCTCAACTTAAAACCAGACATCCACAAGTGAACATGGTTTGCCTGGTTTAATAAGCTGATTGGAAGCTCCCACATAATATAGTCAATACTCCAGCCTGTTCTTTGTGCCAACGAGAATACAGAAGCCGCTATTCCGGTTGGCAGTGTTAGTTTCCCTGGGTTGTTGCCCCTGGGGTTGGGATAGGCTCAACCTGCCCCCTGCTTGCCTCATCAAGAATGGATGCAACAAGATTGCTTGCATCCTCCCTGTCTGAATCTGTTTTGTCTGCAATCCAATCAAGAATAGATTCTCTGAATAGGTCTTTATTCCAACAAAGCTTGATTGCCTCTTTTCTATTCTTCTGAATCTGAATATGAAGGAACACAAAAGCCCAGACAAAGAATGCAGTTGAGTCCTCATCACTCCTAGCCTGTATCATCAGAAGCCTGGAGCCTTCTGTATATGGGGCAAGGGATTCTCCCTTAAACTGCTTTTGTGGAGCCACAAAGGCTGATGCTAATGCTTCTTCTAGGATGTCGTTCATATATGTCTTAAAAGTGCCTTCTTTCTTTCTGGGCTGGCATTCTCCGGCACCATGAGGGTTTGCCCGCCTATCTGGATAATTCTTATCGGCTCTGCACGCTTTACAAGACCAAGAAGAGTCTCACGATTCTCCAAGGCCGCTCTAACATATCTAATGGGTGATTCTTGGTCAGACTGCATATCCGCCCAGGTTCTTTCCATTTCCTTCTTTGCAATGTCTCCATTGCCATCAGATATGAACCAAAATGTTACTTGTTGCTGTCCATCTCTAATTACCCTGGTTACAGGATCAACAGGTCTAGGCTTTGCACCAAACGCCGCAACAGCAGATGCAACTTTTAGATTTGTGGTTCCCCAGTAAGTATGGCCTTCCATTTTAGGATTTCATGATCTGGGGATTGAACCCAGTATTCCTATTAACTTACGTTAGGGTATCCAGTGGCACTGATGTCCAGGGTAACAAAGGCATCATTGCTCTTGTTAATTGTGATGGAATCAATGCGTAGGGAGCCAGTGCCAATTGCTGTGGTTGCATTAGCCAGAGCGGCCAAGGCGGCTCCAGCAGTCACATTATAAGCACCAGTTACAGCAACAGAAAGGCTATATCCAGTGGTTGCATTGTAGTATGCAATTCCAACGATGTCGCCAGTCCTATCGCGAATTTCATTTTTCTCAACATTGCGTGTTTCACTGAAGCTTTGAACTAGTCCAATTCCTTCAGTGGTTGCACCGAATACCAATCCAGGTTGTCCAATAGTCGTTGCGGGCATAGTAATGTCTCCTTTATGTCAAGTTAGGGTTTAGTTAGAAATTTTGATTTGATGATTTCCCATCCAATAGTGAATAGGAATCCACACACAGCAACCATTCCAAGCATTCTGTGCTTCAATATCTCCAGGGAATTTACTCTGTTCACAAGGTCTGCATACCTGGAAAGGCTCATTTCAAGCATGGCTCCAATGTTCTTTTGCCGTTCTTCCATCCTGGCCAGACGCTCCTTTATCTCACTAGAATCATTTTCACTCATAGTTCTGAACCTGCGTCTGTGACTCTAATGAACCATTCACCACTTTCATCTTGATAAGCCTCAATAAATCCCTCATCAAAAAGATAAGATAATGCCCCAATCTTCTCCTCATCGGATACTTTTGACCAATCAACCTCAGAACTCATAAGGCTCCAGCCCTGTCAGCATCTCCCATAGTTGGGGTGTTTGGGTATTTAGTGGGGTGATTGTCTCCCTGCACTTGCACTGGGGAGCATGAGCAAAAAACAAAAGAAGTAGAGATGAGTAAAATAGCAATCATTGCGGTGTTGCAAACACATTCAATGTTAAACCTCTTTGCCATGCATCCTTATCTGTTCTTATGGATGGGGTCTGGCTTACAATCCTGGCCATGAATACCTTTGTGTTTGATATTGCATTCTGAATCTTAACCACCAGGGTTGGTGTTTGTTCATAGAATGCATTGAATATATCGCAATACTTTGAATCAAAGTCCTCCTGGGTGATTTTAACCGCAGTGTCCGAGTAGTTCACCAGAACATTCAAATCATAGACACCAGTATAGTTGCCCAAAAGCTGGGAGTTGATTGATGCCTGGATGGTTATATATGGGAAAAGCCTACCCCCAACACGATTGGCAGTATAAACATTAACATTGGATACGCTGGAAAGAATGCTTGCAATGGCATTCTCTAGGTTAAGCTGGATTGATTGGCTCATTTTTTAGCTGTTGCACTTATGTCCAGGGTGATTGTTTTTGACCAGGTTCTATTCTGGGCAATAATCTGTGGGCTTTCACTTGTTACTTTAGCAACATAGACAGAGATGCTTGAAACATTTGTCATATAAGTTGGCAGGTCTGGAGCCCTATAAAGCTGGTTCATGATGTCTTGGAACTTAGCATCGAATGCCACCCTGGTTGTTGAATCAGCCCTGGCTGTATAGGTAATGGTTGCTGGAATGCTGAAAACACCAGTGAACGGCCCAAGAATCTCACTTCCAATCTGGGCTTGTGCCACCATGTTGGGGAGCAGTCTTGCATCTCCTCTTTCACTTGTGTAGGCATTGAGACCAGTTACAGCAGAGACAGCATTGAGAAGCCCATTCTCAACCTCTCTTTCAATGGATGCCATGGCTTTAAGTTGTAATCTCTGCCAGGTCTATTGTATAGGAAAGGCCGTCTGTGGATTGTGAGAATCCAGCAATCATCCTTTCAATACCAGATACCGTGCAAAGATTTCCAATTACAGGGGCAGAAATCATGGATGCACAGACAACTGCACTCTGTGTGATTCTAAAAACATCTCCACCCACATCTAATTCAGATGACACTGCCAGGTCTGTGACACTGGCAGAAACAGCACTTGAACCAAGACCAGTGACAGATTGCCACAGGTCTGTTATCATGTAGTTCAAGTCTGTGCTGAAATAGGAAGTTTGGATTAAGCCACCCACACCCCACCACCCCTGTCAATCTATTATTACAAGCCCCTCAAAATCAAAGACATTCTGAACTTTATGTTCAAATTTCTCTCCATAGAGTCTGCTTGTTTTACCATCCCTTACAGCAGATGCCAGGATAATTGGGCTTGAATTAACAGCCAGGAACTCCTCTGCATCCCTAATTGCCTTTGCCATATCTTGAATTGTTGGAGCAGTGTAAGTTCTAAGCCCCTGGATGGTTACCTCTGGTGGGCATAAAACAATAACCTTATCTATTCCAAACTCTCTTACTGCATCTTGTATAATTGGGGTTGGGGCTCTTTTGTATGATTGGCTTATGCCAAATGGTGCAACCAGGACATAATTTGAAGGGAGCCCTTCTGCTGGTGTTTTCTCTAGCTTGTCCAGAATGATATTGGTTTTATCTGCATCCTTGATTGAGTTGTGGGAATAAACAAAGTCATGCCAGGTCTTTTTGCTGTTTATAAACTCTTCATACCTGGTTGGCCAAATCTCCAGGTCAATAGTGACTCCCTGCCTGTGGCCAGCTTTCACATAGGAAACCATTTCAAAGACACCATGATATTGAGCAAAGCAATCAAAGAACACCTCATGCCCCTGGTCTGCTAAATACTTGCAAGCTGGAAGGCATCTAAGCACATCCCCAAGCCTCTGGCTGTATTTGATTGTTCTAGGCTGAGTCATCAACAACGCTCTTGTCTGTTATAAATGGGAAATAATCTCTCAACCTAACTGGGCTGGTGGTTTGTTGTAGCCTCTCCCATCCCTTAACAAGCCCTTTATATCCATAGAAATCTTCCTTAAACTCCACCTGTTCCCTGGTGGCATAGGCAAAATGTTCAAAGGTCAAGCCCCAGGCTTCAGTCATTCCCCTGGGAATCATCAGCCCATTCACATTTAGCTTGGGTGGCTCATGGCTAATAAACTCAATACCCCTTCCCCACTTCCAGGCTCTAAACCATTCATACCAGTTGGAACCCAAGCCCTCCCTGGTCACAACTTTTTTACTCTGCCCAACATAGTAATTGCAATGGAACTGCATTGCCCTCCCTTCTTCACATCCCTTCAAATGCCCATAGATTGCATCAATCTGGTCTGCCCCCCATATTTCATCAGCATCCACTTCCATAACCACACCTTTTTCCACACCCTGCAAAGCCTCTTTAATCATGGCCAACTTTCCTGGGAATGGCTTGGCTTGCCAATAGACTGCAACATTGGGCTCTTTAATGCTGTTTAGATATTCATGGGTTCCATCAACACTCACAAAGTTCTTGTGCCATTTATCTGGAACCTGCTTGCACCACCTGGTGCATCCAAGGGGTTCTGAAACTCCCTCCACAATCCTCCATTGCCAGGGAATCTTTAACTTCTTGAACTCATCAAGATGCCTGTTGATGTAAGGCATCCCATTAAGAACAATGGTAAAGATTGTCAGCATTTTAGTCTGCCATAGATAACACTGATTTCTGAGCAGAAAGAAACAGAGTCATACCTGTAGCACTCAAAGCCAATAGACTTGAACCAATCCTTAAACTCCTCAAGCCAACGATCTGAGTAGTGTAGCTCAATGGCAATTTCTTTTAGATTATGAACATTCCCAATTTGCAAGAGATGGGCTTCATCTCCTTCAATATCACATTTAACATGGGTGATTGAGTTTTCAGTTATCCAAGAATCCATTTGAAAGGCTGAGTCTGCCTTTTCACATAGGAACTTCCCTTGCGGGTATTGATGTGAAAGGGCTGTAATGTCTCCCTGGTTAATGTCCACACCCATGTAAAATTCTGGCTTTTGAGATAAGAAATGCCTTGCTGTTCCATTCCCCTCCTCCCTTTCTGCTTGAGTCCAGAATGCACATCCTAAATCCAGGACTCTTCCCCCAGCAACATTGAGATGTTCCCAATGAATTTGAGGGGCTTCTGATGTAATTGTTCCTTTAATCATAGTTGAAATATGGCGGCTCCATTCCGCACTGACCAATCCTCCCAAAGCAGTTTTGAAAAGCCTTTCAGCTTATGGTAGTTAGTCCAGTTCTTTATGTCGTTTATATCGTCCAAGGCAATGATTGCTTTCTCTGCCAGGAATGGCCTTACACATCTAAGCTCGGCCTCACCAGAGAAAGGAGAACCATCAATCAGAACAAAATTGAAATTCACCTTATGCTCTATATGGATGTCCTCGATTGCGTTTGTTTGAAATTGTTGTGCTGTCTTAAAACATTCAGAATACCAACCATTCACGACTTCCAATGGATATTGATTTAGATTGGTTTTTTGGTTCGTATAAAATTCAAGCACATCCATTTTGTTCATCCACAATTCTCTAGTAACAGCAGAACCATAAATGGAAACGCCGCCTCTTGCAGATAGGTTCATTGAATGCCTACCAATGCGATCTGGATGGTTCTCAATACTGAATAGCCTTTTTGTCCTAATGCATTGAGTGGAGCCATCCCCAGTTCCACCGCCAATCTCCAGGCCAACATCTAGTCCCTCACTATACTTGGCAAGGGCTTTGCCAAATGAATCATGAATGGTTACTTCTTGCATTTCACTTTCTCCTCTAAAGCTTTGCGAATCACATAGGCAATCACCGCCTCTTTGTCGTGCTTCAATGCAATCATCCCAGCCTTGTATAAATCTTTCTCAGCTTTCTCGTCATAACTCACATCCACCTCAACCATCGGAGGAACTGGCCGAGCCTCTCCAAAGCGAATTATTCCAGCCTTATGATTGCCAGTTTTGGCTTTTGCGTTTTTCATAGATTGCCTTTCCTTTCTCATAAAACTTTGGCTGATTGTGGTGAACAAGTTGCTGGTCTGCTTCTTTGCCAGTGTGGATTGGATTCTCATGAGTGAACTTTAAATCCTTTGCCTCAATAACAACTTGGTCGGCATAGGCTCTTTCTGTGAACTCGTTATCGGAATACAAACCATCAGACTCCTGGTAGTCTGGATGGAATAGCCAACCTCCCTGGGTCTCAAGCCTCTTTTTGTTTAGAATGGCCATGCAGAGTAGGTTGTCTGACCTATAGCCATCTGATACTGCCAAGACTTGGTCGGTGGTTTTAGAGCCAATTAAAGAGCAAATAGAGGCATCCCAGTGCCTTGGTGGAGCCCAATCATCGGACATCTGCACAATGATGTCTGAATTGGCAAGTTTTGCCCCTTGGTTCCAGGCATTGATAATGCCACCAGGATTGCATCTAATAGCCTGGTGGGGCGTGTAATCAGTGGATTCGTCATGATCTACCATGAAAAGCCACTCTACCTCCAGGGGCTTCTCAGCCAATGAAAGCCATTGAAACCTTCTTTGCCATGCAACCTGTGGCCTCCCCCTGGTTGCATGAACCATGGTGATTCTTGGGGCTGGCTTTAACTTTTTCATCTTGGCAACTTCATCAGCCTTCCCAACACAAGCTGAAGCAGTCTCATATAAGTCCATTGATTGCCAGCCATAGATTGCCTCAACCTGGTTCCAGTAGTGTGAGGATGGTCTGGGTAGGCTCATGGCCGCCCTGGCTGAACCCCATGCCTTAATCCATTGACCTCTTCCAGCATATTCCAATGCTGTCCAGTAGTGTGCCTCTCTTCTGTCTGGCTGGAGTGTAATTGCCTGTCCAAGATATTTCAGCCTGTTCTCTGGCTTTGCACATCTGCCCATATTGCAAAGAACATCATATCTTAATGTGTCCTCAAGGTCTTTGAACATTAAGGCCATTTCACCAAACTCCAGGCACTTCTCCCAGTTCATGGAAAGGAAATGCTCTTGCTGGGTGTAGTATAGAGAGTTGGGGGCTGGCTCCAGGGTGTCTTTTAAGATTGTAAGGTTTCTGTCTGCTGATGCCTTTTTATAGCCGTGTGGCTTGTGAACCCTAACCACCTTGTCCACACCAAAAAGTTTATCTGGCTCATTGGCAATCAAAGCCTCATGAACCCTGTTCTTCCATTTGCATTTGCCCTTTCTACTGGCCATTTCCCTCAATGGTATAAGTCCAGCATTCTGAACATCGTATCTAAATGCAACCAAATCTGCCCCTCTTTTGTTTGCCTCTTCAATGGCATTATCCACCAGGGCTTCTGCCCCCGGTTGCATCACATCATCAGCATCTACCCACAAAGCCCACTCATTCTTGCAAGCCTCCAGGGCAGTATTCCTGGCAGAGGCAAAGTCATCTACATGATTCCAGCCATTGTTTTTATTTTTATAATGAACAATTCTAGCACCGTGAGCCAGTGCAATCTCTTCTGTTTTGTCTGCCTCAAGGCTCCCCCTAGAGATGCAAACAATAAACTCTTCTGCCATTGGCTTAAATGATTCCAAGCACCTGGCAATATAGGCTTCTTCATTTCCAGCTATGAGATAAATTGAGATGTTGTGCTTCATTGAGGATTTCAAGGGTGTGAAATTTTAGTTCAAAGTAAAGCGTTAAGTGTGTTCATTAAGGTGGTTATTCTTGTGTCTAGGCTTGAAATTGCAAGGCTTTTTCCTATTGAATAAAAAGACATTCTGGCACTGGAGAATTGAGTTCCACTGCCAGCGGCAAATACCCCCAATAATTCTGAGGCTGGTGCGGAACTAGTTGCCGCAACAGATGCATCTGAAATTCCACCAGCAGTTGTGAATCTCCTATTGAAAGATGAGGAGTTGTCTCTGTAATGCCCCTGGAAGCCTATGGGCGCCAGTGAAACCGTGGAAATTGTGCTTGCCCTATTTCTACAAATTATATTTGTAGATGTGTTGTAATGTATTGAAAATCGTGAGCCAACAGAGTTTATCCCGCCAACAAGAGTGCCACTAGCATCAGTTTGGCTTGTCGTAACATAGCAAGACATATGAGAATCATTTTGTGGAAAGTTTGTTGTGTCGTTATTGTTATATCCAGTATTTAGGTATTTGTCTGTATCATTACCAGACAACCCAAGCTTCCTGTTGTAATCTCCACCAACAAAGTTGTTATTTGTTGGGGCGTCCCCCTTTAATGGAATAATTGCTCCAGCCAAGGTTCTTGCCCCTGCCAGAATGCAAGAGGCAACAATAGCATCCCAAATCCCATCAGTCTTGCATCCAACAACAAAGGTATTGATGGCACTCTTAACAGAGCTTTCTAGGGCTTGCCCATCGGCGGCTTCTACTGCTGTTAGATATGCAAGGGCATCTGCATCATAGGTGTTTTTAATTACCAGGGAACCAGTGCCACCGATTCTTGTATTGCCAATTAACATAGGATTTCTTTTTTGGGGAGTGTCAATTAAATAATAATTTTAAGAATAAGACAATGTTCCAGTTGGTGCTGGTTCTTCTGCCCCGCCGATTATTTCCCAATCAATTAAATTAAGAGATGAATATACAACATCTCCTACAACATCATCATATATACTCCATTGAGATCCATTCCAATAAATTTCATTGTTAGAAAATAAGTATTGTCGTTTCCCATTGACAAAAGACTCACTCCAAACATAATTACCATTAGCTGAAAACATCCCAGCACCAGAGATAAGAACCGCCGTTGGTTCTGGTTCGGCAGATGCGACCAAAGAGATTCTACTACTGCTTACGGATATTCCGTATCCGTACTGAGCCATACTAATCTCCGATTGCCAGGACTACGCCAGAATGAAGAGTGAATGCTGTGCAGGTTCCAGCAAGATAAACACCAGTTTGAATGGTTACTGCACTGCCAGCAGTAGAATTTGCAATGCTAGAAAAGCCAGTTACAGCAGAGGAGATGCTGGAGAACTTGGCTTCTGAGACAACATAAAGACCAGCAAAACCACTAGAGAAGCTGATTGCTGTTCCAGTTGTGGTTACATACCTGGTTCCTGGCCTGGCGGCGTGGGAAACTTGATCGTAGTAAGATTCAGAAGTTGTTATATTTGCCATGATTCAATTATGCCTGTGTCAAAAAAGTAGGGGCTGGAAGGTTTTATCCCTCCAGCCCCCACAAGGAACACACCAACAGCAGTCTTTAGGCGAAGCTTGTGGTGATACGAACAGCCGCATTAGCATCAATCAGTTTCTCACTGGTGTTCATGCGAACACGGAGAACATTGCTACGGCGGGCTTCATCACGATAGCTCTCAGAAACAAAACCACCAGGGGCATCAGCCGACCACACCAGGGTACGACCAATTCCACCAGCAGTGAACTGACCACTCTGCACATTGGCAACAATGATCTGCGTATTGGGAACAATGAACCCACCAGAGTAGGCTTTGTTCTTGTTAGCAGAGTTGATTGCGGCCCGACCAACCAAAACCCGCTCAACCCCAAGGGCGGCGGCGATTTCAGCTTCAGCCAGGAGACGGCCCTTGGTGTCAGAAACAACACCAAAGAACTGGTTCTGGAGTTTGGTTGTGCGGCGGATACGCTCAAACACAGGGGCAGACATGATGATTGTATTTGCTTCGTATCCAAGTTTGTTCAACTCAGTACGAGCATTTGCAATGTCACCAGCCACATCAATGTTGGAAAGATTCGCATTGGTGTAGGCAGAAATTGCACTCTGGTCAGCAGTTGTGAATGGGGTTGTGCCAGCAAACAGAATGTCGCTTACACGCTTCTCATGGCCAAGTTTGATTTGGCGGAGGAGGAAGCGGGCAGACGATGCTTCGAGATCAAAAAACCTGTCAGCATCTGCGCGAAAACCGTCATCGATTAGCTCTTCGAGGCCATACTCAATCGTGTCGTAGGTGTCAGTCCCAAACGCACGAACAGCACGGGCGTAGTCAGAAGAGGCGCCACGGGGTTTAGAATCATTGTTCAACAGGTCAGCTTGTGCAAGCTGAACTTTGAGATATTGGCCGCTCTTGGCAGAGACAGGAAGCAAAGGCAGAACCTCTGCTCCGATCAAGCCAGTTTCAGCATTAGGAGCCTCGATCAACGCCTGGTTGATATCGGCTCTTACGGTTGTGCCACCAGAAATAAAACTCATTGTATTATTATTCTTTCTTGGTTATGGGTTAGAACATTGGCACTGCAATTTCAATCACAGCAGAAGTCGCAGTAGCGGCTTCCAATGCAATTCCAGCAGTAACAAGGTTTGCCGCCAGAGTGGTAACCTGGCCAGCGGCATCGAATTTCATCACATCACCCACAGCGGCCACGCCACTCACGGTTGCGAAGAAAGTTGGATGAAAGAGCTTGACGGTCACATAACCGTTAGCCGCCACATCTTCTAGGGTTGAACCAATGGCTTTAAGTGCGCCAGTAACAGCCACATCAACGCCACCAGCAGTGGTCGTAGAAGGCTGTACCATGCGAAAAGCCGAGATAGCAGACGATGTTGAGAAAGTCCGATACCCACTATCAATTTGTGTACTCATTTTCTATTTATCCTTTTGTTAGATGTTCTTAATGCCACGGCTAAGAGCCTCAGCATATTCTTTGGGGTTTGAAAGCATGACGGCCTTCATGGCCTTCAGCTTCGAAGTCTTATATTCTGCATGAGCAGAAACAAGACCTTCAAAGTTCTTGGGCTCCTCTTTCTTTTCAAGAGCAACCTCAACAGCGGGTGACGCAGGAATGGGCTTGATGCCAAACTGGGTCAGAACTTTTTTAACAACTTCTGACATCTCAGATTCATCTTCCTTTTCCTCTTCGTCTTCTTTTTCAACAACAATAGTGGGGGCTTCTTGAGCCTGTACAACTTCCTCTTTCTTGGTGTCGTCCTTAACTACTTCGTCTTTTTTCATTTCATCCTTGGGCTTCATAGAATCCTCAAGGGCGGATAGGCGAACTTTAATTTCATCCATATCCTTTTTATAATCATAACCTTCTTTATTTTCCATTGCTTCTCCTTGTTTTGTCAAACCATCACCTTCAACAACTGCATTGGGCAGGTCAATGGGGATTGGCTTTCCTCCGGCCATATAGCCGAGTTTTTTTTCTGCTTTTACGCAAGAACCTGGTTCATAGGGTTTGGAGTCTTTTGCTGGCTTGTAACCATCCCAACACCTTAATTCTTTAACCTTCTCCATAAGCTTAATCATTTCCTCAAACAATCCATTGGTTGCCGCTGGGCTAGAGACCAGGTCAGCAGAGGCAATGCTTTGGGGTCTGATGTAGTCCTTGCCATTGATTGACTCACTCTCATTCACAAATGCCAGGGAGATTCCAAACTGGTCTGGAGCCTCATCTGCCATCTCTTTAATCAATCCATAGTGCTGGCTACTCTTCAAAAGCTTTAGGTCTGCAACCAGCTTATTGCCCTCAATCCTGGCATTCCTTGCAAAGCCAACGACTGCATCCAATCCAGAGCCGTGGTTCATCTTAACCTTAACTCCATTGGGAGCCTGTTTCATGATGTCCATTGCTTTCTCCAGGCTGAGTTTGTCCACAAACAAGTCATGCCCTTTGGCCTCACCAATCTCAAGAATGCTTACCCCGCCAAAATCATTTGCTTCCATTTCCTCATCCCCACATTCCATCTCTTCCTCATCCCTGTAGGTATTGTATGCTACAGCAGACCTCTGGGTTTCATCTGGGAACTTGCTTATGGCTTCTTCATCTCCCATGAATCGAGAAACAAAGTCCTGTTCGGATTCGTCACCTGTAGGAAGCGGCAAGGGCATAAATGCCAAGCTCATGTCAAAGCCCAAAGCCTAATAGACTGCTTCTTCTTTTGCTTTTTCTTCTTCTGTATCTGATACTTCTACTATTTCCGCTCCATACTTATCTAACTGCATTGCCAGATATTTACCGAAGAAACCATCTGACGGTCCATAATTTCTAACAGCACGATCATATACTGATTTTATAAGCTTAATAATTTGATCATATTTAGAATCAATTGAAATACCTTCATCATCTATGGTTATCAATGTTTTCTCATCATCATAAAAATTAGCAACAATTTTAATCATAAGAGTTATTATTCCACCCCTCTTGTTTTCTTCAGCAATCTTCCAGTTGCAATTCCAGAAACTAGGTCAAACCATTCTGGGTCAACCTGTGCAAACCTTGCTGGATTTTTATGAAGCAATTCCATGCCCATTGAATAAACCTCTGTTGCGCCAATATATTTTGAAGTTTTGCCAAAGGGAGTATCATCATATCTTTTGCCAGTATAATATGCACGATTGTTTGTATCAAATTCTGGGAAAAGTTCTGCATGAGCCTTTCCAAAATTATCTGCTGAACCCTTTTCATATTTTTTATAACCATACCCTGGCATTGTCTTTTGAAACTTTTGAATTTTTTCGCCAGCAGTTCTTTTATCAAGAAATTCTTTGCACAGGTCTTTTGCCTCTGCATTTCCATCTTCAATTTGATGCCCATATTCATGTGCATAGGTTTTTGGTTCTGTGTCTATTCTAACCCTTATGCCCCCACTAGTTGAGGGTATCTCGATTGAATTTCTTGTGCCATCCACAAACTCCACTATTGTTGCTGTTGAGTCTGCCCTTTTTTCATTCCAATAGGTAACTGGCCTGGATAATGATTCAGAATGAATATGAGGGTTGAATATCTCCCTTAACTCTCCCTGCAACTTTTCTCTTCTTTCTTTAACATAGTCGATTGAAGCATCTTTTATTGATTTGCGATCAGTAGCAATTGCCGATTGTTGTTTTTCTTTTAGCTCTTGAGTTGCCTTTGCTAGTTGCTCTGATGAGAACCCGTCTTGCTTATTCACGGCCAGCATATCTTTTTTAAGTTCAGCAAATCCAATTTGCCTGGCTTTTTCATTTGCTGTTTTTATTTTCTTTTCTTGTTCTTCAATGCCTTCTTCTAGTTTGTTAATTTTTGCATATTCGCTATCTAGGCTTTTTCGTATTTCAATGTACTTTTTGGGGTCTGATTCTCTAATTTGCGCGGCCTCGTCTCTTAGGGGTCTTGCTTTTGCCCTGAGTTCCTCTAGTTGTTTTTTTGATTCAACAATGCTATTTTTTGCAGAGTCTATTTCCTTTTGTACATCTTCTGACTTCTTGATGACTGCTTCTCTTACAGAATCAAGTTCTTTTTGGTTGTCTTTAATGGCCGATTCAAGAGATGCCTTTTCCCTGCTGTCGTATGCTTTGGTAGCGTTTGGAAATTTAGAGTCTATGGCTGGCTTTTTATCAGTTGGCTTCTTTGTGCCAGGTGGCGGGGGCGGAGGAGGTGGAGGAGGAAGTGGTGGCTTGGGCTTTGTGCCTGTTGGTGTTGGTTTTGCTGGTGTTGGTTTTGGAGGAATTTTACCACCTGGTCGTTTTGGGGTATATCCACCAACAAGCTTTGGCCTTCCATAGCCATTTGAACAGCTATTCTCATCGTCAAAAGTTCCGTCATCCCTCATTCCGCAAGGGTTCAATCCATCGCCAGCCTTAAATTCTGTTTTGCTTGATTCACCATTAAGTCCCTCTTCCAGCAAATCTCCATCTGCCTGTCTATAGCTTTTTTTAACTTCCCCACCTCCAGCCATCTTTAGAAACTTATTAACTCTAGCCATTGCCCAGGCATTGCGTGAATTGGGCTTTCCCCCAGTAATCGTTGGCCTAAAGCTGGTGGAGAATGCACCTGCCCCTCTGCGAAATACTTTCTTTAATGCTCCAAGGCTAGGGGCTTTCCTTGTGGGGTGCTTGTCCTTGAACTCAGCAATCTTATTTTTTAATGCCTCTTCATTCTCATCCGAAATCTCAATACCACCAGATTTACTTCTTGTGGATGCCGTGCCCTTGGGGTTCTCCTTTGAGCCTTTGATTCTCTCTTTAGGAGGGGCTGGGGTTTGTGAAATAGGGCGTGCAAGTTGTTTGTTATCTCTTGACTCCATCTGGCCAACAACTTTCTTTGCCCAGGAATAGCCAGCATCACCACCCCACCCATTCCAGGCTTGCCAGCCCTTACCCTGTTCATCCCAGGTTTCACCCTTCTTATCGACTTCATGGCGATCAAAGAATGCCTTCATTCTGCGGACGGTGTCTGGAGAGAATTTAACCCCATTGATTAAGTCCCTAGCCCTGGCAATGCCGACAGGCGTCATGCCCTTTTGGCTGGCTGGCTTGTCCTCTCTTACATCCAAAGCCCTCTTGGCTGATTCTCTGGCTCCTTCTGGAGGGGTAAAATCAATCCCATCATACTTGCCCAACTCAATGCCACCCATCATTCCAGCGATCAGCATTTTCCATTCATGCTGGCTGAGATTCTGAAGTTCTTCTAAATTACTTTTTTTTTGAGAAAGCCCTGTAGGAGCAACTGGGGCTTTTGGTGTCTCTGGAACTGGAGCCCCACCCTGGCCTTCATCCTGTTGTCCATCCTGGGCGGCTTGCTTTTCTTTTTCTGTGGTTGGAATGATTTTTCCAGACTGCACACCAGCAACAATGCCAATGGCCTGTTCCCTTGAAATGGTTGGGAAAGCGGCTGTAATAACTGAAACTGCACCCTCCTTGGACAATGCACCAGCCGCCACTGCATTGATAACATTGATGAGAGAAGCAACCTGGGCTCCATTGAGACTTTGGCCAATAACATCTTCTTGGCCTTCCACCTGCTGGCCGTCTTGAGTTGTTTGTCCTGGTTGCCCTGCCTGTGCTGGCTGGCCTGTGGGCAAAAGAATTTCAGAAACCGCTTGGGCTGGAACTCCATATTCCTTTGCCAGGTCTTGAATCATCTTGGTCTCAATGGCTCTTGCCCTAAAGGCCGCTTCAACATCCAGCCCCTTCTCTGCATAGATTGAACTTGCTGTAGTTAATCCAGCCTTAAACTCTGCAATGTTTGCAACCGATTCCCGTCCCAGGTCGATAGAAACATTGGCTCCAAAATTGAAAATACCCTTGGTTGTTTTGGCTCCATTGCCACTGATCATTCCCCTGGCTACACCATCAGCAATAACAATGTTCTTGATTGGATTGAGAACCTTATCATTCAGTAGCTTCTGGTATCTGTTGAAAGTTCTTCCAGCCTGTTGCATTTCAAGTCTGGCTGTTGGGCCGGACATTGAGGATGGGTCAACTGCAAAGCTGTAGGGGATTCCAAGTCCCATGCAGATATTTCTCAATAAAATTTTATGAAACTCTGCAAAGGCTCCACTGGGTCTGCTGGGGCCGTCTGGGAAAATAATGTCCTCTCCTGGCTCAAGATAACTAACCTTGCCAGATTCCATTGATTCCAACTTGATTTGTTGATTATCAAAGTTCTCCTCAGTGGTTAATGCACTAAGGTCAGAGGCGTTGTTGTTTGACCTCTTCACAACTGCACTCTGAGAACTGGCAACCTTGGCGGCCAGCTTCTCAAAATTCACAATGTCATAAATATCAGTGGCATCATTGATGGCAGTGTGGAATGCAGACACGCCCCTGTATTGATCAATCCGAAGTGGGTCAAAATAGTGAAATGCCTGGCTGGCTGAAATTGTTACTTGGTATGAATAGAAATCCCCAATGCTACGATTATAAATATCATAAGCAGTGGGAGCCCCAGTGTCCCTATCAATATGAATGCCACCAATAAGCTCCAGGCTTGTATAAGTTTTGTATGGGTCACCGAGTCTATCAGATTCAATACCTTGGAGTTTTAAGTCTCCATTCTTATCTCTGACCAATACAAAAAGGAAATCTCCATCACGAAGCATGGACATGGTTGCAACCTGCATAAGGGTTGAGCCTGTGTGCCTGGTTGATAGGTCACAATTATTAAACCATTCATTCCAATATGCCTCAATCTCAGTGTTGGCCTTGGGGTTGTCTGTCCTGGCTTGGTAAGTCAAGTTTGATGCAACATGGCTTGCAAACTTCATCAATATGGAGCGAACCAGGCCATTGTTTTCTGCCAGGTCTCTTGCCCTCTTCATTAACTCTACACGATCATAATTTGATCTAAAGTCCTCTGCACCAGATAGATTGCTCGGCCCGCGTCTTTCTCTGGTATATTTTACTGCATCATATTCAAACTTTGTAAGGGCTTTTTTAGCCATCATCCTTTGCACCCCAGCCTGGGGATTTACAAATGAAACAAGCTTATCCAGGAATGTTTGTTTAAGCTTCATGGGCCGAATTTTGCATAGGTGGTTCTAATTCTTGTGC